GTGCTGGTAACCAGGAAACTTATCACATGTTTGTTACTCCATCACAGATGGCTAACTTGAAGCTAGATGCTGACTTCATCGCTAACGTTCGTAACGCTGGTGTACGTGGCGCTTCTAACAGCTTGTTTGCTGGTTCTTCTAGCCTGATGGTTGACGGTGTAATGATCCACGAGTTCCGCCATGTGTTTAACACTTCTGGCGCTACTACTGGCGCTACTGGTAACGCTGGTGCTGCTGGCTACAAGTGGGGCGCAGACGCTTCTATTGTTGGCGGTCGTGCTTTGTTCTGTGGTGCTCAGGCTCTAGCTCTAGCTGACATCGGACTACCTGAAATGGTTGAAGATACTTTCGATTATGGCAACCAGTCTGGTATTTCTGTCGGTAAGATCTTCGGATTCCGTAAGCCTAAGTACAACAGTGATATCACTGGTGACGTACAGGACTTCGGCGTTATCTGCTTAGATACTGCACAGTAAGTAAGTAAGACAATCGCCCCCTTCTTCGGGAGGGGGCTTTCTTTTATATAGGAACTAATCATGAAGATTGTAAGTAGCAAGTCATTACGAGTGACCACGATGGGCGGAACAGCCGTCTTGTTTGAAGCAGGCGTGCCTCGAGAGATGTCTGAAGAAATTGGCCTATTAGCTATACAGATGGGCGCAAAAGAATACACCACCAAATTTGTTGAAGAGGCTGCAGCTGAAGAAGCAGTGTTCGAAGAAGTAGACAAAGTAATAGATGAACTTTTTGTTGCGCCGACAGAAATAAAGCACAACACCGTCCTCGTTACTGCTCTTGAAAGAATGATGGACGAAGGCGACCCAAAGAATTTTAAAGCTGACGGCTACCCCAAAGCCGCGGCAGTGAACAAGGTTATGGGCGAGACGATCGACACTGACGCCCGAGAAACCGCGTGGGAATCAATACTAAACTCATAGGTATAAGATCATGGCAGTAACAGTACAAAGCGTAATAGACAGAGCGCAGACAGTGCTTCAAGACACCACTGGTGTTAGATGGCCTGTTGTTGCAGAGCTCGTTTTGTGGATCAACGACGCGCAAAGGGAGATAGCCTTATTAAAGCCCGATGCTAGTGCTACTAACGCCACAGTCACACTTGCTACTGGGACCAAGCAGGATATTCCTTCTGGTGGGAACCGCCTGTTGAAAGTTGTACGTAATATGTCTGCGGCGAGTAACGGAAACGGAAAGCGAGCAGTACGTTTAGTTGACCGTGAAGTACTTGACGCACAGACACCTGACTGGCATGACCCCACTGTTGCGGGCGATGCTGCTCATACAACGATTGTTAAGCACTACATTTATGATGAGTCCAACCCCCGCAATTTTTATGTCTATCCAGGCGTAGCTGGCAGTGCGTTTTTAGAAATAATTTACAGTTCGAATCCTGCGACTGTTGCCCAGAATGCTAACTTATCAATACCAGATATCTTCGCCAACGCGGTCATGAACTACGTCTTGTACATGGCCTACATGAAAGACGCGGAATATGCAGGTAATGCGCAAAGAGCTAGCAGTCATTTTCAGATCTTTACTACATCTGTTACTGGTAAGGGGCAGATTGACGCCATTACTAATCCGAATATGGAACGAAGAAATCCAGCACAGCAACGGCAGGGATAATAACGTATGGCGATTTCCTATGAGACGCTACTACCTGAAATACTACCAATGGTTCCAGGCTGCCCTGACTCCCTAATCCAAAACAATATTAGAGCAGCTGTGGTTGAGCTGTGCGAACGCGCGAGTGTTTATCAGCAAGAGCTAGACCCTTTAACTACGGTAGCTAATATTTATGAGTACGACTTAGAAGCACCCTCGGGTACTAGTGTCCAAAAGATCCTGTGGGTTACTCATGCAGGCGTTGATTTAGAGCCTATTACTAGTTCCTTGTTGGAGCAGCGTATACCCAAATGGCGTACGGAAGCGGGCGTACCTGAATACTTTCTACAGCAAACATCAAGCCTGTTTTCGCTAGCGCCTGTACCGGCAGCTACCGCGGTAAGCAGTACTGTTATAAGAGCTGTTTTAAAACCGTCACACTCAAGCACTGCATGCGACAACGACGTGATGAACGACTATCGAGACACGATCGTAAATGGCGCACTTTTTAGATTACTAAGAATTCCAAACAAAGACTGGTCTGACATTCAAGGTGCATCAGTCTATGGACAATTATTTAACCAAGGTGTAGAAGCCGCTGAGCGTAGAGCGCGAAACGCGGACACCGGAGTACGCAGGAGCGTTAGGTATGGCGGAACAGGCGCATGGCGAACAAGACGCAGACGTTACGGTAACGGCGGTTGAGCCAGTACTTGCCCACATACGTGAAGAATGGGATTGGGTAAAACGCGGTATCGAAGAGATTTTAGCTGAGCAACCTCAGCTTACGTTCAGAGCAGAAGATGTTTATGCAGCTTGCTTGAATGAAGAAGCGCACCTCTGGGTTGCACCCGAGGGATTTGTAATTAGCACCGCAGAGCGGGATGAGTTTACAGGGGCGAGAACGTTCTTTCTCTGGTTGGCCTGGACAAAGGACCGCGGACAAAGTTGCGCGATTAAGTACATACCTTTTTTCACCAATGTAGCGAAAGAAAGTGGGTTCAAGACCCTTGAAACGCGAACGCCAGTTACAGCCCTAGAAAGATATTTCTTGGCAGACGGCTGGAGAAAGGAAACAGTGGTTTACACGAGAGAACTGTAATGAGCAGCAAACCTAAAAAATCCGAATATCAACCTTCTGCTGCTGAGAAAGCGTCAGCTGCTGTTGCGATGGCCGAGAACAAATACTTTAAGCAAAAGTACGACCCTCTTCTCCAGAAAATGCGCGATACGTCTACAAACGATAATAGCGTTGAGACACTTAGGGGTCGAGCTAACGCGGATACTATGCAGACACTTGCGGGTAAAGCGAGCTATGACCGCGCGGCGACTGGAGCAAATGGTGGAGCAGAAGCCCAAGCCTACCAAGCGCAGTTGGGGCAAGCAGATAAAGCGGGGCTCGAAAGAAAAAACAATATGCAGCTTGGCGTACTAGGTACAGCTAGAGGGCAGGCTGCAGACGCAACCACGGGCATGACTGCAGCGGCAAACATGGGCGCGTCGAGAGTACTGACCCAGGCGAAAGCGAAGCAAACAGTACGCTCAGCGAAGTTCGGAGCCTTAGCAGAAGCAGGCACTGCTTTGGTAATGCAGGGCGCTAAGAATATGTCGTCGAAAACAGCGGTGATGACTACAGACGCAGACGGTAATTCTGTCCAAGCAATGGGAAAAGATGGAAAGCCAGAATTTAAGAGGGGTAGCTTCACTTCGCCGGTCGATGACTCGGGTAATAGAGTCACTGGTTTCGCTGACCGATTTAATTTTGCAAACCCTAGTACATAAGGAGCGCTAAAAAATGTCACGAATAGCAATGGATTACAGCAGAGGCGGGGCAGGGATAGGCAGTGTTGGCGGTGATTATGTTTCACAGTTGCCAGAAGTTACCGATCCCGACAAGACCTACGCGAGCATTACTCGCAACGACTACATGGATTATGTGAGCCAGTATCGCGGCTTCGAAGAGGACCTGCTTGATAGAGCGCAGAATGACACCTCACTAATTGATGACGCGCGAGTTAACGCCAAAGAAGCTCAGGGGCTTATGGCCGGAGTAGCTAATCGCAACGCAAACAGATATGGCGTATCGCTAACTCCAGCACAGCAGCAAGAACAGTCACGCGGCCTAGCGCGCGCGAATAATCTTGGGGCGGCTCAATCAGTAAACGATGCGCGCATTGCCCAAAAAGATTTAAACCAGGCTGCTATAGGCGACCTTATTAACATCGGACAAGGGGTCAATCGCTCCTCACTTGGTCAGATGCAAGGCGCGGCGCAGAGCGCGACTCAACGCAAGAACGCATACGACTCTGCTAAGGCGGCTTCTAAAGCGCAAACTTATAGTGCAGTAGGTGGTCTCGCCTCTGCCGCAATTTTCGCATTCGCATTTTAGGTAGAAAAGTATGTCTGTAGCTCAAGGTATTTTAGCTGGTGTACAAGGCGCGCAAGCATCCTTCCGTGACCAACGTGACTCTAACCGCCAACGAGAAGCGTTAGCGCTTTCCCGTGAGTCCCAGGACATAGCGACTAGGGAAGATAGAAAAAAGACCAAGCAAGAGAACGGCGCGCTTAATGTCGGCAAACTACATCTCGCTGATGGTGCTGATGCCAGGGATTACCGGACTCAAAACTGGGAAAAAGTCGCAACCTCGCTAGACGGCAATCAAGCTATGGCTGCATTAGGAAACCAAGTAGAAGGCTGGAGAAAGTTTACAAGAGACGATGGCGTAAATATTCAAGCTGATCTCCATCGCTTCGACATCGAGAAAGACGAGGCGACGGGGGAGACTGTTTACATCCCAATGATGAAGCGCACAGATACAGGCGATATCGTACCTATGACCGAGGGCCGTACCGAAGCGGCAGATAGCCCCGTTGTAAAATTATCGTTAAAAGATTTGACAGATCAGCTTAATGGGCAGTATCGAGAAGCAGTTGCCAATGGCGGATACGAAAATGATGCCAGTTATGCCCAAATTTCGCAGGCCGCTGTCGACCAAAGTTCCGATGCGATTCTACGTAAGCAGGCGCTGGAGGTTATGACTAAGCGCATTATTTTGGAGGGCGCAGATAGCTCTCCAGAGTTGGCTAATAGCCCCGCAGAACATAGTAAGTTTGCGAGCCTTATTAACGGTATCGAAGACGTAGACGAGCTTCGGAAGATAGCTGCTGCGCAAGGTGTTGACGTAGACGCAGTTCAGGCGCAAGTCGACGCTGACGTGGACGCTAAGATATTTGAAGCTGCGGAAGACGGTTCGCTACCCAAGGTTCTATTTAATAAAGGTATAACGAGAAAAATTTGGGAAGAATCTTCTCCAGAAAAGCGCGAAATAATGCTTAACGACCTGAATAAGTCGCAGGACTTCCAAGAGGCTATTACCGCGGCCCCAGCTACTATCGCAGCTGTGCTAGAAGATGCTATTACCGCCCCTTGGGATACATTGGTCGGGCTGGGAACGGCTGCCGCTGAATCTACTGCAGGACAGTTCTTGGGGCTTAGCAAGATAACAGATGATAAAACTGACACCTTAAAACCTTACGATTCAGCGCAGCAAGAGTTGGCGGAAAAGCGAGAACGAACTGCGGGCACTCGTACGGTCGATGAAGTCGATAAAATATTTGATACCCCGTTCGAACTAACTAGTGGAAATATCCAGGCGGCGATTCTTGAAGGCACATCAGAGCCGACGCTTGACCAACAGAAATCAATTGCCTCGTTTCTAGACTCTAAAGGGGTAAAGAATCGGGCTGACCTCGAGCAAGCCATCCGTAATGAAGAAATAACGGCGAACGATGCTAAAAGAATTGCGTTTGTTGCGGCCATGACCTCCGATGGCGATAGCTCAGCAAAAAACAAAGTGGCCCAAGAGTTCATAAATATTATCGAACGAGGGCAAACGGATGTCTCTAAGAAAGACCAGGCTACGATGGACTATAACAGTGCTGCTGCGGTAACTGCTCAATACTCAGCAGAAACAACTCGGCGAGAGCATGAGTTTGCAATGCAGAAGTATGACCAAGACCAAGTTGGTGATGCGGTCAAAGACTCAGACCAATTGTTACAAGACGTTATGTTTGAGGTGGATATGGTCGACAAGGACGGCAATCCCACTGATGAGGATTTTGAAGCTAATGAAGATCAAGCACGAAAGATCGGTCGCAGACTTTCCCGCTATGTTAATAAGATAAAGCAAGCACGAGGCCCTGTGTCAGCCGAGGCTTACATGAATGGTATGAACGCTTCCATCGGTTACTACGTTCAAGCTATGGCGAACGCCGATGTAAACGACTTTTTGAGTAAAGAGAATATATTAGATTTCTTCCGCCCTGACGCTAAAGGCAATACGAGTTTCGACCTGACAGAAGTGCGTGTCGCTGAGCGGAACAAAGATGGCTCGCCAAAGTCAGTAGCCTACGTAACCGCTTCAGGGGTAAATAGTCAAGCAATCCCGCTTTCGGAATTCCAGAACGAACTTTCCTGGATGGGTAATTTGCTATCGAGTACAGCCGAACTAAACAGTAAAAAAACTAAATAAATTAAGGGCGGCTTGTGTCTACTAATCTTGGCATTAGAAACAACAATTGGCTAAACGTGCGCTACAGCTCCAGTAATGATTGGGTTGGGCAGATGGGCGACGACGGCAACAACTACGCTAAGTTTTCAGACCCTGTTTATGGCTTGCGAGCCGCTGACCGCGTCCTAGAAAACTATGGTACGAAGCACGGTATCGACAATTTAAACGATGCTATATTTCGCTTCGCCCCGCCCGCAGACAATAACCCGACCCCAGCGTACGCAAAATTCGTAGCGGATAAGATGGGAATCAGCGCCGATGACAAGATCGATCTAGCTGACCCCGCCGTTCGTGAGCAAATGATTGCTGCGATGGTAAAGTTCGAAACCCCCCAAGCGTCAAACCTGTACACAAAAGATCTATTAGATGATGCCCGCGAGATTTCCGCGAGTAACAGCGATAACGACCCTATTAGAAATCTAGTAAAGATGTCTTCCGCGCCAGTGACTAAAGGCTACACGCCTGGTGACAAGGTACAGAGCGGTAGAGGGTACAAACCGCCACCTAGCGCAGCACCTCCGCAAGACCCAATTCAGAATCTGCTTACTGCTAGTCAATCAGCTACGCAGGCTCTGTACTCCGAAGGCTCAAACGCATCGGTGAAGTCTGCGGACTTAGTTGATAATGCGTTATCTGGGTTAACACGCATGGGGGGGATTAACCCTAATAACTATACAGAGGCTTTTGTCAGAGGCGCAAGAAGCGGCGCTGAATCTATTGCGGCAGACATTAGTTATTTTGGTGCAGGGATCGACGCCCTCCAAGGTGATAAAGAAGGCGTAGCTCAGTCTATTGAGAACGCGCGCATTCGCGAGGAATTCGCAGCTATCCCAATGGATGGTATTGAAAACTTCTCAGAGTTTTTAGAAGAGCCGACTATTGATGGGTTTTTAACCCAGGTATTTTCTGGCACCGGCCAAATCGCCCCGAGTGTTATCAGTACTATTAGCGGAGCTGGCGTAGGCAGCGTGGCCATGCTTCTTGGTAAGGGAGCCCTTAAACAAAGCAGTCGCCAAGCAGCTAAAAACCTTATCAAAGATTCTGTAGTTGCAGTCTCTAGAAAACAAGCAACCCCCGACCAGACGGATATTGCACAAGCTGCATTTGAAGCGACAAAAGAAGCACATGTATTAGCTAGAAATGGGTATCTACGAAATAAGACCGCTAAGCAGGGCGGCCTTATAGGCGCGGGCTTGTCTGAGTACGCCCCGTTATCAGGTTCAAATGTTAGCGAAGCGCTAGAGTCAGGCCGCGAGCTTGACCGAGGGCAAGCTGTCCGTGCAGGACTAGTCGCATTACCCCAAGCAGCTGTTGGCCTCTTTGGTGAAGTAGGCTTGTTGAAGTTAATCGCCAAGCAGGCGTCGGCAAAATCGGCAGGGCCAAACTCTGTCATGGGTAGACTAGCTGCTGCTGCTGGTGGAGGTTACGTCAAAGGTGGTGCGCTGGAAGGTGGAGCTGAACTCGTACAAGAAGAGATCGCAATCCGTAACCGTATGGATATGGACGATACTTTCACTGATGCTGACGCAAATCTCCGGCGCATGAATGCCGGTTTCGTTGGTTTCTTTGGAGGCGGGGCAGCTGGTGGCGCGGGCTCTCTTGCTGTTCAGGGAGCACGAGAAATTGGCGGTGCCTCGTTGCTAGATACCGCAGCGGCAGTTACCGAAAAAGCGTCTGATATGACGGACAGTATCAAAGAATTTATGACTCGCGCAAAAGCGCAAGACGATATAGCCGGTGCAGGCGCGGACCAAACTACGCAAGAATCTGAGCGTGACATCAATGCGCAAATAGGCGCAATGCTTGACCCCTCTAGTTCCAAGGAAGCCGTTTGGATAAGCGGGACTGAACCTGATCCTAAATATAGTAAGCGCCCTAATAAAGTTAAGCAGATATTTATTAACGGCAAAGAGGTATACACAGCTTTTATACCTGGCCGCGGAACTATTATTTCGCCAGATGCAGGTGTTGTCGAAGCTGTCGTTAAGGGGCAAGCGTCTGATGCCGTACTAGCCTCGGCCCTCGGTTATAGCGCCGTAAAGACCGGCACAGAAACCGGCGTCTTCCGAGTGTATGACAGAGATGGTGGTATCGTTTCAGAGCAAGTAGTTGATGTAGCACCTGAGTCAATGGCCTCTGCTCAGAAGGCAGCCGAAGGGCTAAAGCCTGATGGCGGGCGTGTAGAGTTTATGACGACTGAAGACGCTATCGCTGATAGAGCGCGCCGCGCTGAGCCCGATGTAAAGTTTATGGATGATGACGAGGACGCAGACGCGCTTGAGACTGACCAAGATTCTAACGAGACGCAAGGCGACCAAGAGTTCGAACCTGAAACTCGTACACACAGTTTTGAAAACAAAGGCGAGACCATCGAGTCATACCAAGCTGTCGAAGGCGACAATAGCTTCGATGGCGTCGAGGAGGCTCGTACAGCATATAGCGAGATGCTTGGGTATGCCGTTGATTTCAGTACACCGTTTTATAAGCGCATGTCTAAAAGCATGCTCAATACCGCCGTTGCACTACAGAAAGCTAATACTGATGAAGTAGTTCAAATTGCAGTTAATAGCGACGGCTCTTACCGCATTGATATTGAGACTACCCCTGACACACAAAAAATAAGAAGCCGTGACGGAAAAGGCGCGGAAGAAGAAATCTCCATGTCGGAGTTTGTACGGCGGTCGATTAGTAAGGCCGCGAGTAGTTTATCTAAGTTCAGAACCGTAAACATTACGGCCCCTGGGTCAGATAAAGCTACCACCGTAAATCCTGTTGATTTGATGAACGCTGGACGGCGGATAGAAGAATCGGTATCGGGTAGTTTTACGGGTGATGGTGCAACACAGTCATCGCGACAAGGGCTGCTTGCTATGTTGGGCGAGTTGCAGACGCGTGGGTATGAGGTAGATATTCAAGGCGTGCCTATAGCTGACATTATGGCAAACTTAGCTGACCCCACTAAAGATTTAGACCCCGCAATATCAGGACTAACTGTAGGCTTTAACGACGGCGGTAAGCCCGTTAAATTAGGCTCATTACTGAAGCCTTATGTCCCAGGTGCGCCAAAAGTGACTATGCTAGAGGAGATCACTGATGAGCTAGGCGATATAACGTTAGTAGCAGAAGAAGACGCCCGCGAAGCTGCGCAAGATGCAGACCCTATCGAACCTTACGATATGGCTGAAAACAATGCCCGCACACCTGACGGCATCCCCCTTACTACAATGAACATCGAAGATGAGCGCAACGTAAATACTACGCAGAATCGCCCAGTAGGAAGTGCTCCGCTTACAGGACCCGCGAGAGATCCGAAGCCTCAGTTAAACTTAAAGTCAGGTGTGACATTCCCATTTGGCGAGGTCAATGAGCTAGTAGCCTCGTTAGCACGGCGGCTATCTCGACGCCTAAAGTTAAAGAATCCAGTGGCGATGATAAGCCTAAAGAAGTTTAACGAGTCTACTCGTGCCCAGCTCGCTAGCTACATCACTGCTAAAGGTAAAAAGTCTGCCAAAGGCAAGATCGCAATGCGCACGCTGATGGGCGATACCAAGACGAAGCCTTTAGACCTAAGTGACAAGAAAGCGGTCGGCGAGTTTGTGCAGCAGCTACAGAAAGATGGGTTGTTGAAAAAGACTATGGATGTTGAGGTAGCTAAAGTTACTGACCCAACGCTTGTTGGCCACAGCATAGTTCAGCGCGCGGCCTTTGAAGTATTGCAACCTCTGACTAATTCTACGCTGGTGGCTAAAGAGCTGGCAGAGTACTTAGTCGATAGCTTTGGTAAACAGAGCCGGAAAGGGTTCCACAAAAAGTATGACGGCGCGACAGTTATCATGCTCAATGATTTAAACAATATCAACGAAGCAGCGATTGCTATGACCGCGGCCCATGAGATGGGGCACGCGCTGTTTAATGAAGAGATCGACGGCGTTATTACTAACAAGCAGTTATTTAGTCGATTAGTTAAGAGGTTTGAGCGAGATAGGCAGGCAGCCCGAGACGCGGGTAAGCCGATACCGCAGTGGGAAACTGTCGGGTTCGAAGAGTGGTATGCAGACCAAGTTGCGGCATGGGCAAAGAAAGACATGCTGGCAGACAAGCGTACCGCAAACGATGCTGTGGATAGCCACTTCAAGCGTGTTGCACGTCGCTTCAAGCAGCTGTGGCGGGAAGTTAAATCCCACAACATCTTTAAGCGTACAGATAAAGTCGCGCCTGAATTCGACAAGTACATGACCGCCGTGACGAAAGCGCGGAGAGCGAACCGCGAAGTATTAACAGCGCCCGTGCGTAACGAGGCAGGCGAGATTGTTGCGTATGCTGCGGCACTTAGGTCGGCGCAACTCACAGCTCCAGTACAAGAAGCACCCAATGCCGAAAGCCCAACAGAGCAAGCTCCGTTAGATTTACAGCCGCAAGAAGGCGGCGGTTCAGGTAACGACGGCTATGACGGCCCACCGCCACAACTGCCTGTCCCAGACGAGCCTTCTTGGGAGCAAAAGGCGCTTGTTATAGCCCTTAAAAATCAGATTAATATTCAGTCTGGCGCACAGGCGCGAGCTGAAGCATGGCGTAGAAAATTCGAAAAGTGGCAGAAAGCCTTCTTAGAGAACAACCCTCACGCGACTGCGATTTTAGGCATTATCCGCACAGCGGATGGCATGCTTCGGATGACTGCTGGCGACACTTTTGCTGATATGTTCTATGTAAGATCGAACACTAGATCAGGTCTTGGTTTTGTGCAGGCTAGACAGCTGGCTCGAGATAAGTGGCGCGCAGGATTGTTCGATGCGATAGGGACGGACTGGACTACAAAAGAAGTGGAAGATGCTTTGATAGAAGCGCAGGACAGAACACCTACGTCGGAGCTTAAGGGCAAAGCAAAAGCTATTCGTGAGTATCTTGAGAAGATGCACCGTGAGTATGTAGAGCCGTCCAACTCGGACATCGGCTTCCGTGAGAATTATTTCCCCGTGCTACTTAGTCTGCCTGAGATCGCAAACGATCCAAAAGCATTCGTTGATCTGGTAATGCAATACAACCCAGAGGCTAGCCGCAAGGACATAGAAAAAACCGTCGCTCGTTTAGGTAAGTACCAGCGTATTATTGAGTCAGACCAAGATGTACCAAGTGATCTTGACGCGCTGAACCCTGCTGCTGCCGTTGAGAAAAGCATACAGCTCACAAAGAATATCCCGTTAGACGTACTGGCTAAATTAAAGTTTGTACAATCTCCAGAAGTCGCTCTAATGAGCTATGTCGACAACATCACTAAGCGCGTCGAGTGGAACCGTGCGACCAAAGGTGCAGATGGTAAAGATAAGGTCGGCCCTGCGTTAGCCGCTATGACAAAAGCACAGCGCGCGAATGCTGAGTCTGTACTTAACGCTTATGTCGGTAACGTTACGCATCTGTCACCTTTCTGGCGCAAGACGAATAGTTACCTCGCTACCTTAAACCTAGTCACTTTATTGCCTTTTGCTACGCTAGCGTCGATCCCCGACTTTGCAGGCGCGGTTGTACAGACTAGAGAGTTTAACGGTTTTGGTATGGCGCTCAAGCAGATCATGAGCACGATACAAGACAAAGAAGCGGCGAAACGTTTAGCTAATGACATCGGTGTAGTCATGCCGGAAGCTGCTGCAAATGCCTGGATGTCGCAGGCAGATAGCGACATGCTTGATCCTACTGCAAGAATGGCGACTGATAAGTTCTTTAAGTGGACTGGACTTAGCGGATTAACCAACCTGTCTCGCGAGTTCGCATCAGGTATGGGTAAGCGCTTTTTAATTGAACATGCTAACAACCCTTCAGAACGCTCAGAGCGTTATCTTTCTCAGCTCGGCGTAACGTACGATCAGGTACGCCGATGGGAGGCTAATGATTTCTCCTTCGACGGCCAAGACGGTCAGGCAGTTAAAGAGGCATTGCAGCGTTTTGTAGAAAGTTCTGTGTTGCGTCCTAATGCTGCTGAGAGACCTATCTGGGCATCAGATCCACGTTTCGCTTTGATCTGGCAGATGAAGTCTTTCATATACGCTTTCAACAGCGTGATCCTAACCGGCCTAGAGCGCGAAGGCTTTATGCGTTTCTTAGAAGGAAAAGGTATGGTGCCTGCGATGGCACCTCTGCTGTTGATGACGCTTGCTGCGTTTATGCCATTAGCGGCGCTGGGCCTAGAGCTACGCGAATACGCGAAGGTCGGACTGTCTTACGCAATTCCTGGGATTGATGGAAGCCTTAAATACCTTAGAACCGACCAGATGGATTACGGCACATATTTCATTGAGCTGTTCGGACGCGCAGGTTTAGACGGCCCTCTAGGTCTTATTACTATGGCTCAACGGTCAGGTGATTGGGGTGGCTCATCTTTAGCAACAATACTTGGCCCAACAGCTGAGCTAGTGGACAAGGTTATTCAAGATGGCCCGTTCGATGGCGCATACACGCGCATGAACTCACCGCAAGAAGCGGCTGGGACAATCCTAGGAATTGGCGCAATCGCGAGAACTTTACTATGAGCATATTCACAGCACTACTCGGGCCCGTTGCTGAACTAGGCAAGGCTTACTTGGGCAATAAAGCTGAAGAGAAGCAGGCTATCCATCAACGTAAGATTACATCTATAAACAACGACGCGGACTGGGAAGGCAAGATGGCTGATGCGTCAGCGGCCTCGTGGAAAGATGAGTATTTAGTAATTTTATTAACCTCGCCCGTCATTGCAATTATGTACGGCGCAATGACAGATGACCCACAACTTATCGAACGGGTGCAATTTGGCCTGCAAACTTTAGAGCTCCTCCCTGACTGGTTTAGTTATTTGCTAGCGGTAGCGGTAACGGCATCGTTTGGAGTTAAAGGCGCAGACAAACTTATGAAGCTGCGGGGTAAGTCATGATCGACGAAGAGTCTAGCCGTCGGTTCGATCGTATAGAAACGAAGATCGACAAGCTGACTGACATCCTCGCGAGCGTGGCGCGGGTGGAAGAAAAGATGATAGGCGCGGATGCGCGATTGAAGCGCCATGAATTCCGGCTCGATGAGAATGAGAGGAAGGTAGACGACCTAGCAGAATCGGTAGCTACTAATTCGCAAGTTGTTAAGGTCGGCCAAGGCATAGTCGCATCAATGTGGGCTGCTTTTATCGGCGCTGTTATTTATATAGTAAAGGATTAGAAATGTTTAAATATTTTAAGATCGAAGATTTTGATTGCCAGGAAACAGGCGAGAACGAGATGAGTGAAGCGTTTATCTGGAAGCTGGACCACCTAAGAGAGATTTGCGGATTCCCCTTCGTGATAACTAGTGGGTACCGTGATCCCAGCCACAGCGTTGAGCGAGATAAACCAAATGGCGGGGGACAGCATACAAAAGGGCTGGCCGCCGATATTCGCGCCCGTAACGGCTCGGAGCGATATCAAATACAGAAGCACGCGTATGCGTTAGGTTTTACTGGGGTAGGCGTACACAAGGCATTTATCCACCTAGATATCCGCGATGCAGAGCCAGTAT